CTCCTCTGTATTAAAATAAACTAAAACCTGTTCAACTCCACATTCTTCATTTGGGCAACTTAGATTTGAAACTATTCCATCTCCCTCAGTTCCACAATCTTCGTAAGAATGGTCACCACCCCATATTAATTTTTTTTTACAATGCCAACAATTCATTTTTCTCCATATTTAAAAATCAAGCAAACGATTACACCTATCAATAAAAATGGTCTATGAGGAGCATTATACTCCTCATCTCTGACCAACACCACCTCTGATTATCTATGCAATTTTAAAGAAAACCTTACAGCTCCCCTACTTAATGATAACCTATATTCATTATTCATTAATTCGATAATCGTGGCTATACCCCAGTTCTTGCATTTAACTTTCCTTTCGTTTGGTTAAATACTGAGATAATTCTATATACTTGGTTCACATTCAGGACAATCTTCTTCTTCCATACCTTGATGCTCTCCACATGAGGGACATAAATCGTCATCCTGTCCTTGTATATCATCCCCACAACAAGACATTATTACAACTCCTGTACTATCACATTCAGCACAGAATTTTCTTTCATCTGGGTTATTCGTAATTGCTAAATCTGTCCAATCTTTAAGCATATTCAATGTGTATCTCCGTTCTTGGTTGTTTATCGTAACATTTTTCAATCTGTAATTTGCTTATTTGACTATCATTTTTATAAAATCCTGCATTCTCCATAACATCTAATACAAGTTTCGCAAGATTATCACCGTCAGGCGAATTTGTATGTTGAAATGGGGCATCTTTTTTTAATTCATGTCTGAATTTTCCTGTCCGATAATGCTTTTTCGGTCTTGGCATATAAAATACCAATTGAACCATTAAAGCTCCTGTCATTGGCTGTTTTGGAATATATGGTTTGAGTTTAGGCATTAATGCTTTCTTATCTTTAGCACTTGGGTCATAAACTCCACCCCATTTAGCTGAACGATGCCTTTGTTGTTGTCTTGGAATACCATCTACTATGAAATACATTAATAATCCATCACAATTACATCTTTACCACCACATTTATAGCAAATTCTTTTTTTAACACCTCTTGTAGGAATATTAGAATAATTAAACTGTTGATAACTTCGACCTCCACCTTTATTACTGCTAATCGAGTAGATATTTTCACATTTAGTGCATAATTTTAGATCTAATCCATCCCAACACTTAACCTTTTTATTTCGTAAAAAAGAATTAACAACATAAGGAATAGCATACCAATCCCAAGTCATTTTTCTGTAATATTCGATATTAGCCTTTGTGCTTCTCATTTTTTTCCCCTTTTTTTTTCTTGCCGTCTGCACGGCAAACATTTTATTTGCAGTTCTTTTTCATTAATATTATAGTAATTCCTGCATCCAACTACCGAGCATGGTGCATGATTTACACTCGGTTTTCCTGTGTATTTTTTATTTCTCATTTTAACATCCTTTTGCATAAAACCCACCCCTAATGGGTGAGTTTCAATCTTCACTTTTACTTCCTTAATTAGACTCTTATAGGCTTGTGTAACGGCATTATTCCCATTACAAGAACAAATATAAGTGGTACAATTTAAACAAATCATTTAAAATGGAATACCATCATCAAAATTACCAGAGGATTCAGGTTTAGGTTCTGATTGTTTTTTAGGTATCCAAGTATCAACCTCTACATAATGAGTTTTACCATATTGGTCTGCTTCTCTTTTTTTAACAACTTTTAATTTAATGTATCTTTTACCACTATATTCAAAGATAGTCTGTTGAGCATTGACCTTATCTATATCAATCACTATATCAACTAAATCACCATCGAATTTTTCAATTCCTGAACCACAGTATATCTTATCTTCTGCCATTTTCTAACTCCTTTTTTTTAATTTGAGCAATTACATCTATCGAAAAAGTTCGCTCAATACTTTTTCTATATCTTGTATATTAAATATCTAATAACCCACCGAATAGGTTTTCAACTTTACCCCGACTACTATCTTTCTCTATAATCCCATCTATGGTACTTAATTTCAATTCTAAGCCATTATCTATTGAATTATATACACTACGATAGGCGAAGTGTATTGCAGAGCCTACATCTTTTTCCAACATAGAACATAAATTCTTCCAACCAACATCTTGAGCAACTGCGTGAGCTACTTTTGATTTAAAATGTGGTTTGCTATAAATCCCGAATTTAGATACAGCTCTTACAATATCTTCTTTTACTTCAAACTCAGAAATTATTGGTTCTTTTAAGCTCTTAATTTCCTTTATTATTTTAGATGCAGTAATTTCGTACTTATTTAAATCACTATCAATCATTTTAATAATAGCTTTTTTAATTTCTAGATATTCATAACCTCGTAAAATATTGTACCATGTAATCGCCATTGATTTTTTAAATTCAAGATTATAACAATCAAATAGGGTTTTTAATAGGATAAAAAATTCTTTTTTATTTAACATTTAAACAAAACTCCTCTGGTGAGTCAGGTTCGTCAACCCATTCTTCTGCCCAATCATATTTACCTTTTTTAATCTGAATATTATTGAATTTACTAATGCCATTTTTTGCCTTTCTTCTTAACCCAACTAATGATAATATTTTATCTTTCCAAAAATCATCTTTAACTGCAAATTGAAGTTTTTTATGAATTTCTTCAAAACTATATTGGTCAACTCGAATCAATTTATCAATAACATCAATACTATCATTAACAAGTTTAGAACGATTATCTTTATACAACCTTAATTGCTTTGGGTATCTTTCATATTGATAGTCATAAAAACGAACAACTAAGTCTTTAATTTCCTCAAAATTCTTAATTTTGGGTATAACTAAAGATATACTCTTTTTATTATCTGTATTACTATCTGTATTACTATTTGGTATAGGTTCGCCCATATGTGTAAATCCATTTATACCTTTTGGCAAATGGATTTGGCCCTTTTGGCAAATGGAACTGACAAATAGGGAAAGACCCTTTTTAGTCATAGCATACCAAAGTGTTCTATCATAACCCATCTTATTATGATTGGCAGTAATAACATATCCATCTTTTTTTAAAACATTTAGACTATATCTTATTTGTTTTTCTGATAAATATGGGAACAATTTAGAAAATCCTGCAATAGAGTTGTAAGTCCAATATCTATTGTCAATGAAATTCTTATTATTGCCCTCATTTCTTAAATGCCAATAATATATATGTTGAATTATTATTGCTTGATTAAGACCTAATTGTTCTGCAATAGAAATATCAAAGCTATGATTCATACTAATTGTAATCCTCCCATTTAACTGTTTTAAAAATTGCTCGATGATTCACCCACCTTGCAAATCTTTTCTGGTATAAATCTTTTTTATTATATGGCATTATATATGGCAAAACTCCCAATTCCTCATGTAGGGTCATAACCCTGTGATAATCTTGTTCAGGAGTCGTATCATAACCTATAAGTACGAAAAATTGCATATGTGAAGATGGTATCCCAAACTTATTACAAATTTTAATACCTTTCCTGATTAATTTTTCATCTTTCAACTTATCCCAAGCAAAAGTAAGGTATCTACTTTTAAATTTAGAGTTATAATATTTAACTTTTGATAATAATTCTGCTTGTTGTTCAGTTAATATTCTAATATTTAATCCTTGGACAAAACATACTTTCAATTTCAATTCAATCATTCTTTTTAAGTCTATTTCCCAATTAGGAGATCCAAAATAATCATTATCAAGTAGCATTAATCTATTACCACCATTTGGATTGGTAAGTAAATCATCAATATTGCTATTATAATATGGTTTGCCCTCTTTTTTTGGAACACAACAAAATGAACAATTAAATCTACATCCTTTCATAGAAAATCCTAAATGGTAATCGCATTCAGGGTATAAAGTATATGATGGTGGATATTTAACGATTTCAAGAGGTAAAGTATTATAAAAATCTATACCAGTTCCACCAACCAATGCTTTTTCAGGTAATTCAGGCATTTCGCTAAAATTAAATATTTTTGATGCGTAAACTTTATCATAATAAGAATTAAATAATCCCCCTAAATATCTCTCTACTTTATCCCCTAAATCTTCATGATATTTTGCAATTTGCATTAAAGCTAAATTTGGGATTTTACCATCTACCTGTAAAAGTCCTATATTCATGCTAATTCCATCTGAGTATTTGTTTCGTAATTAATTCCAGTTCTTTCAGCAGTCATAATTTGTAAATCATCCTTAACTTCTTCCTGTCTTAGATGTCTTTGGATATATTTATCCCCTCGTAAATCAGGATGTAACTCTTGTAATTTTCTTCTACATCGACTTACAGACTCAAAACTTGGTAATTTACCTCTTGCAATTAATTTAAGTAATGGTAGGCATTGAGTACGAAGTGGCTCTTGTAATTCATTGTACCAAATTCTCGCTACAAGGAAGTTGTCACTATCCTTACAATCTTCGTTGTTCTGCAATGCCGTTTCCACTACATCTTGAATTTTTTTATTAATCATCGTGCTGTTACACTCCATTTTTCTTCAAACTTTAACCAATTAGGCAATTCAGCTTCATCTTTGAAATGTTTCTTAATCTCAGCTTTATCGTACTTCACAATAACTTCTGCCATATCTCTATAAATTAATTTTTTATCCCATTCTGAACTTATGTTTTTTTCATCAATTATTACTTTTTCGCTTTTACGAATTGAATAATTATATTCATCAGTTTTAAGTTTCTGATTTTCAGTTTGCTTTAAGGCATAGGTTTGATTTTCGGATAACCATTTAATTGTGTTGGCTAATGTATTTCTTCGTTTCTTGTAATGTGCCTCTTGTGATTTCAAATATTCAATCTGACCTTTTAAATATCTTTTTAAGTTCTCATATTTATCTAACTTGTCATTTAAGGCTTCTGAATTAACATTTAACATCACTTCAAGCTCTGGAGTAACTTCACCCCCTCCATCAATAATTAAGTCCTCTATCTCGTGAAACTCTGCAATTAAATCATTTAATTTCATAATGTATCCTTTTTTGTTTGAATTTCAAGAGTTAATTTTTCATCTTCAGATAATTCATAATCATCCTCTGATGGATTATTGTACAACTCAGGATTAATCATCATATCTTCCTCTAATCTTCCTTTAATTTCCCCCATTAGAAACTCCTTTTATACAATTTTCTTCCATTGCATCAATCATTTCTGCAATAACTTCATCAACTTTAGCATCTTCTTTAATTACATCTTCTAATTTTGATTTAATCGCTTCAGAAGTTAAATCATCCCAATTTTTAACAAGAAATTGTAAAACACCAATAACTCGACCTGCCTGTCTGCTTCTAATTGTAGTTATAGTATTAGTCATTATTTATTCCTCATCTGTGTTAATTTATTAATCATTTCATCGCCTTGAATCTTAGAATGATAGCCTGATAACCATGTATTGGTCTTTTTTTCAATATCTTCATCACCAATCTCAGCAACTAAATCATTAATTATGATTAATTGGTCGGCTGACATTTTATTTTTCTTCATCCAATCTTCTTGTTTATTAGAATCAGATTGTTGATGTATTGCATTTTCAACTTCATTCGCTGATGCAAATTCAGTCCCACCAAAACCAGCACTTGCTAATGCTCTACCAATTGCAGAAGTTTCGCAATTTTCCAATGCTGAAGTTTTATTAATCTGCGTTGAACCCTCTTTCTCATAAGCATGACCCGTAAATGTATTACCATCAAATGATAATGTTGCTTTCATTATAACAATACCATTTTCGTATCGTTCTAAAGAAGTATTTAATGAGTATTGACCTTTAGTTTTATCGTGGAGCATATTCACTCGCTCTACTACTGTGTAATACTCTTTTCCATGTATTTTAACCATTGTGTTCTCCTGTGTTTTGTTATTCTTACACCATGTAAGATTTTAAATTGGTAAAAGAGATTTTACGGATAAACATGAAAATCCAACCCAAGTAAGTAGGAAATCTCTTTTATGCTTAATTTAGTCTAATCTTTTGGACCAAGTAGAATTATTAAAACTATCCATTAACTTCTTTAATTTAATAAAGTTGCTACCCTGTGGCATTTGTTCGCCCCTAATCCACCGAGATACTTGATTTTGATGAACACCAAGCATTTCAGCTATTTTGTTCTGTTTTAATCCTGATTTTTGTATAAATTTCTTTAAATCCATAATTCCTGTTTTTTTATTGTGGGTTAATTTATTAAACTTATATAATAAGTTGCAAGGTTAATTTAATAAACTTTCGAGATAAAAAAAAAGACCCTACAAATTAATGCAGAGCCTTTCAACACAGGAGATTTAATTTTAATTCACCAGACTTCTACAATGTCAAGATTTATATTATAGACATTGTTCGCCACTTGTTCGAATTTCATAGATTTATTAACGACCCTGCATATCGCATATTCTTCAACATCAGAATTAGGTTGGAAGATAAAAGGCAATTGGAATCCGTTAGTCCCGTGATAGCATTTATCCAGAAAATTATCTTTAATGCTATAAAATGTTTCAGTTTCATCTTCTTCTGTGTTTGGGTCATTAGATACTCCTGTCCATTGAAATATACCTGTTGCTGAATTATGTGAAGAGGGGAATAGACCTGTATCTGATACATAGCTAAATTTTAAATTCCAACTTCTACGACCAACAGGAAATACCGTTCTCCCCTCTGTTCCAGTAGGTTCAGTTCCTGTAGTCCAAGGCTGTCTAATCCAATTAGGTTGATGATTATGTCCTGCTGAAGTCAATGTATGACCTCCTAAAGTGGTTTGGGTCTTAATTGATTCATTGCTGAATGTCTGAGTTAATTCAAGGTCAGGAGCATTTTGCATTTTATGTGACCAACATGCTGATATATCCCCCATTTTAGTAGAAGTTGGAGGTGTTTCTCCACCCTGAATATCAATTAACCCATTATGAATATTATAGGTGAATCTTTTTGCATTTATATCTGTATTTTGGACTCCATCAAATTTATGCCACCCATTATATAGATGAGTCCCTGTTGTTGAACTAATTATCCCAGCAGAATCACTTGGTGTAGTACTTTCATCTACAACATAAGCATTAGACTGTAAATTATCTGTAAATAGATTATGACCCAATATAAAAATATGAGAAATAGAATTACACCAATACCTATTCTCAAATCTTATATTCAACCATGCTTTGCCCTCACTACTTAATTCAACATCAGTTACTTTTGATGGGTTAAGATTAAATTTACCTTTTGCTTGTGATTCATCTGTAATTGCTCCCCATTGCCTTGCAAGAAGCATAGCATCGATATAAAATGTCGGTGTTCCTACTCGATTATAAGCCATTAATAACCTCCTTTAATCTTAGAATTATCTCTTTTTGTTAATTTCTTTGATAATTTTGATTTTTTATTTTTTCTGCCAACCCGACCATATTTATAAGTTCCTTTATATTTTTCAGGCTTTCCTGCTGTATTCCAAGTTGAATCAATTTTATTCCAATAGTCAATTCCCTGTTCTGTGATTTTAGCGTTCTTATCGTCCACCTTAACCGATAAAATTCTAAACTCGCCTACATACCTGAATAATACTTTATCTCCACTCTGTGGCTCTGTAAATCCAATATGAATTTGATTATGGTTTTTAATAAGCATTGATTTTTTACCAAAGTTTCTAACCCTTGCGTTATTATTTCCTAAATCTTGTATAAATTCGAAGTGGTCGTGCCTTAGTACAATTCGACCACGATATTTAATTACAATACTTTGGTAATTGCCTGATATTTCACAATAGCTTTTTCCGTAAGTAATCACGATGGGTTAAGTATCTCCTCAACTAATGTAACAACATCTACTACATTGACTATACCATCTCCATTCATATCGGCAGCTATGAAATTATCACTTCCTGCTTCCAATATATTAGTACCTAAAATATGACTAACTAATGTCACAATATCTGCTACATTTAGCTGCCCATCTAAATCAACATCTCCATTAATTGTTCCTTGGTCTGATATTCCTTCGCCCCATTGAAAAATAAAACTATCTTGATTGAAAGGGTGATTATCCCAAACAGAACTTGTATCATTATAAACATAAGCACCATTATATTGAGTTGGATTAACTGCAATAATCATACATAATAATTCAGTATTATGAGGAATATTCTCATCCCCCAACCAAAGACTATGGCTTACTGGAGCATCTCCCTCTATAGCTGGAATCTCATTGCTTTCATATAAAAGAGTAGAGTCTGGAGTTACTACATCTTCATATATTAATAATTTATAATATGCTGTTATTGGAATACCTAACTCTGGAATAGGTTGTATTATATTAGGTGATGGATTCCAAGTAATATTTAATTCTGGGTTTATAATTTGTTGGGTTATAGTTTCTTCAGTAGTTGTTACCCTTTGAACAATTACATTGTCAATTGCAAAACTTGAGGGAATAGTAGATTCATTCATTACAATATATAATTTTTTATGATTTAGAGTATTAAGAGTAATATCTATTTCGTGAGATTCCCAATTATTAGTAATAGGAATACTATCCACTATATTGTCATTATGGTGTATTGTAATATAGAAAGTATCTGCATCCCCTGAGAGTCTTTTAATATTCAAACTTACTTTATATATATCACCTTCAGAATATGCCCCCCATGTCATTCCATAATGTGTTCCGTCTAAATAACACCCCACCACTTGATTCTCATTGTCCGTTATAACAGATAATGTTTGATCTTGAGTTACTCCAGTTTCACTGAAAAAATAATCATCAGTTGTTGGTTGCCAATCGGTAGCTCCATCAGATGGCACAGCATCAAAAGTTGAGTTTATAACTGGTGAAACAATTAAATTATTAGAGGTAGTTGTTACTTCTACTTCTTCTATGTCTGGAATTACTATATTTTCCTGTGTCGGAGATGTAATTTCAGGAGGTAATAATGTTTGAGGGAAATAACAAGCTCCGAGAGTATTTTCATCAGCACTTATTGTTGCTAATTGATTATAATTGACAGCATTAGTATCCATACAACCCTTAGTCTGCTCTAATTCAGGCTCATAAACTGTATCACTAAAATTATGTAATTGATATAATTTAATTTCTACACTATCTAAATTTTTCTTTATCTGCTCAATAAAAAAGAATGGTAAAATTTGCTGACCATTTCTAATCTCTGCTTTCGTATAATCTTCACCGAACATTTTACGGTTTTGTATTAAGCCACTTAGCCGAATAATATCACCAAGTTCAAGTGTTAAATAATTTAATGGTAATTTAATGGTAATTAAGTTGTGTTGATTAGCATGAAGTCCTGCTAAATATTTAGCTAAGTTTTCAGCAGTATCAGGGTCACGAATATATTTAGACTCAAATACATCGTCTTGGTCAAAATCCTCCCCAAATGTTTCATTAACATAATCTTGTAAGGACATATTGGCATTTGGTAATATTAATCCTGTTTCTTTTGTAAAATCTTTTAGTCCATAATCGTAATGGTATTTGATATTTACACCTGAATTATATACCTTTTCAATTTTAGTTCTATTGAATTTATAAGATAGAATATCATCTATATTGATTGTTTTATTGGGTTCTATTTCACTATCTAAATAGATATTTTTTATACTTTTTACATTAAATTCACCATTTTTAAAATAAGGAAATAGTCCACTTGATGCTGATACTTCTTCAATTAATTTCTTGGAATTTATTTTCTTATCAATTGTAAAAGCATATTTACCAAGAGAATTATCAACTAAATTAATACTACCATCATAATCAAGCTCATCTATTAATATTGAACTATATATATCTGAGGTGGTACAATTATCGCCACCTCTACCTGTTGCCGATACAAAGAAATTATATTTATCAATTCCTTTAATTACAGCTGAATGAATTACAAAGGTATCATATAAAGCACCTTTTACAGAAAGAATAATATTAGGGTCATCTAACCAAGTATTTACTTGCTTAAAATAACCAATCTCAATATAATCAAAAGTATCAGTAATGCCCCAATTAAAATTTGATATGACAGCAGAATTTCCTGATATTGAATTATAATCTCCTTCTTGGTCAAAAGCCATCGCTAATTTATTAGAAAATAAATAAGGGTATCCTACATTATTCGGTGTAGAAAAATCAGAAAATGCCTGAGGTGTTCCTGATACTCCAACTCCCCATATAGGTGGATATTCATTATTATCACCAGTACTATGTCGAAATCTTAAATAAATATAAGTATAACTATCAACTTCTTCTCCACCTTCATCAGTAACAATATCTGAAGTATTAATTGTTGATATTTTTTCTAAATATATTCTAAAAAATTTATAGTTCCAAGTAACATCTGGGTTAGTTCCTGTTCCGTGAATATTTAGAGAGTGACCGACATCTATATCAAGTGTTCCGTTACTAAAATTATTATAATTATTAGCACCTAAATCATCATCTATTAATTCCCCTGCTAATATTCCAAAAGTATCAATATTATCATCTAAAATATTTTCAGCAAACATTGCATTTATTTCTGCAATTTCAGAATTATCAACACCAAGACTTTGAACTCTTTTTCCTTTTCTTGGTGATATTATTCTTAAATTACCTAAAGATGTATCATTATCTTCAATATCTGTTTCTAATCTTATATAACCATCTTCTCGTGAAAAATTAGAATTTCCAGTATTACTTAATCCCTCCCCTGTTGCTTTTTGTTCTGCAATATTAACATACGATTCATTGTAGAATATAAAAAGAGGTGAATTATTATAGTTATTTGATTCACCGATTTGAAAATTATCAGTATTAAAATTAAAATCACTGGGATTATAGTCTGATAATATAATTTGTTCTTCTTCTATATTTTCAATTATGCAAGGAGATTTATCAACAGTACCGAAAACCATGGGTTTAGGCTTTGCTCTATATTTTTCTAATATATCTTCTGAATCAGAAACTGTTTCTAACGGTAAATCTTTGTGTAATTTATCCTGAGATAAATCTTCACAATTTAAAGTGACTTTATCTTGATTCTGAAAAAATGAACGAACTATAAATGTTCCTGCTTTATAACATTCTGAACTATCTAATGTCTTGGAAGATTGAGAAGCAAACCATATATTCACTTCTTGATTCATTAAAGTATTTAAATGGTCTGAGAATCTTTCACCATCTTCTACATAATCGCTTATACTTAGGCTTACAGACGATATTTTATATTTTCGGTTCTCTATATCCAATGACTCAGAAATAGACGGTATATTAAGCAATATTGGCTTATAATAATCATCATCAAAAGTAATCTTGCGAGTAGAAATTCGATGTTCACCAATAGTTACTAATACGAAATTACCAAGATGTTTACTATTTATGTCATCAAGAAATGCCAAAGTCTGCACCTTTTCTTGTAGCTTCTCGTATTGCTTCAGCTAATTCATTCTCAACGAAATTCTGGTCTATCATACCACCATTTATATTAATTGAAATAGATGAAGAACCACCTCCACCATCATTCATTCTATTTAGATTTTCAACACCAATAGCAGATACTGCATTACGGCTCATAACAAATTCACCTCTTTCAGCTTCTATCATAGTTCCACCTTGAGAATGTCTACGACCACCAACCATACCACCTTGTTCAAATTGTTGTATTTTTGATGCTTCTAAATGTGCAGATGTAGCTGCAGCTAAACCAGTTGCCAATGTACTTGCGTAGGCTATTGGAGCAAGGATATGACCAATCATAGGAACTTCAGCAGCTGATTTCATAGCAGCACTTGCTGATGCAAAAGCATTTACTCCTGTCGCAATTGCAGCCATCTTTGCAGCAACAACTGCATTTTTCTTATTCAACCCTATAACTTTAGACATAGCGTTGATTGCATTAGCAGCAGCTCTAATAGCTTCTTGCCCTTTATCCTTTTCATCTTGAATTAATTGTATATTTAAATTATGTTCGTCATTCAATAATTTTATTTTAGTAGCTTGGTGTTCCTCGAATATACCCCCTACTTCCATAGTTGAAATCCGTCCGTCTAATAAAATTGCTCCAGTTTCTGCTAATTTATTCTCAAAATCTATCTGTTCTTTTAGAAGTTTTAATTCTATTTTTGTTGCACCCTCTGCTTCTGCTCTTAATAAATTATTACTTTGGCTTAAAGAAATATTTTCATCAAGATTCTTTAAATGCCATTTTTCATAATTAGCTAATTGATTTTTTAAATCTATTTCTGCTTGTAGAGCATTTGTTTTATTTATTATTTGGTTTATTAAATCTTTCTCGGAAGCTGATGCTTCATGTCCAAGATTAATAAGCATCTTTTCAGTTTCAGTTTTTGCATTTAATAAATTTAATTCTTTCTGTAATGATTCGGCTGACAATCTTTGTTCTTTCATTAATTCATCAAGAGCTTCTTGTTTAGCCTTTAAAAGTCTATTAGATTTTGACAACTCCTCATTTCCATCTATTAATATATCTGTTCCTTCATCAAATGCTCCAAAATACTCCATTAATGCACCTGCAGCTAATCCTGTTAATGCAATAACAGTTCCCCAACCTGTTTTAGCAAGTATTGCTTGGAAAGATATAGTTTCTATTTTAGCGATTCTTATAGCCCAATTATATAATTTAAATGCTATATACGCACCACTTATTGCAACACCCCATCTTTTAATCCTACCTGAATCCATATTGTCAAGCATAAATCTCAAAGCATCAACAGAAGCTAATATTACAGGAGTTAATGCTTCTCCTAATTCGATTCTTGCATTTACAAAAGATGTATTTAATTGAGCTAATTTAGCAGAAGTTCCTAAATACTCATCACCTGCGTTGCTAACTAATTCATTAGCAGAATCCATCGCTTTATTTAAAAATGCCTGTTTTCTTTCGCTATCAGTTAAATCTCCAACATTCTTTTTTAGTGCATTAGCATAATCTACATAGGCTTTCTCAGCACTAAATACTATACCCAGATTATCAAGCATCAATTTAGATTGCCGACCTAAACCTGTAACAAGTGATTCTATACCAAAAGTAGCATCCTTACCTAATACTTGTGCTAACCTTTGTGCTGCATCAAACATATTAGCCATCTCATCTTCAGTTTTGAAAATGCCAAGCAACATTGCATTATTTGCTTGTTTCATTAAATCAATACTTGATACTGTTCCATCTAATGCTGTATTTAATTTATCAAAAGTTTCAGCACTCATCCCTGCTGACATTCTTAGATTATTAAATCCTCTTGAAATATCTTCAAATTGAGCAGATTTATCTACTAATCCTTTTGTGAAATCAATAGCTTGTTTTACTGCAAATCCATATAATAGCATTTTAGCACGAGCAGTTGCTAATGAAGTGCTTAAACCAAAAAATCCACCTTTTAATTTATCATTATTTCGACCTAATCGCTCAGTAGAATCACCTGCTTTTTCGGTGCTTTTCCCAGTTTTTTTTGTTTCTAACCCAAGTCGTTTGGTTTGTTTATTTAATTCTTTTATTGCTGCTATAAGGGCAGGATGCCCTACTGCTTCAAACTTTACTCTAATTTTTCCGTCTGCCATCTATCTGTGCTTTCTCTTTTTGTGCAAATGCAGATTTAAGGACGAAGTATTTTGACAACCACCTCGCAGGTTGCTCTCCATAACTTCCACTATATGCAGGTGTTCCAGTTTCATTACAATAAATATATCTTTTTATATCCTTTTGATATTCATTTTTTATAATTAAATTATTACAACAAAAAAAGGGCAGTTGCTTTGATACACTACTTGCAATATCAAACTCTTTACCCTTATTATTCCATTCTTTTGTTTCATCTATTAATAACCCTATTACATTTTTAACATCACCCTCAGTTTCAAATACTTGCTCCCCATAACCTGTAATCGGAGGAGTTGCCTTATATGGGAATGAATGAAATCGGCAATCTTCACAAACGGACGATAAATGAACATTTATCGCAAGTTCAACCGATTCTACTCCCCCACAGAGTTAAAAGATTTGACTAAACTAACAAGTTCAATCTTTTCAGTTTCCTTTAATGATTTAATGAATTTATCATCCGAACCCTCTACCCCTTTACGGATCCAAGCAGTATTAGATTTATTTAATCCATAAATTGAAATACCACCATCTGATTCTTGACATATATGTTG